CATAAGAAGATGGCAGGACTTAAGCCTTCTTTAAAGACACTAAAGCTTTTGGAACACAATGGATTACTTGATCCAGAGAAATTAAATTTTCTGATTGATATCCATAATAGAAACCCAGAAGCCATTACCAAGCTTATCAAGGATAGCAAGATCGATCCTTTAGATATAAACGTCACTGCAGAAAGTAAATACAAACCAACCCATAGAAATGTGAGCGATACAGAGCTGGACCTTGATTCGATTCTTGAAGATATTCAAGACACTCCGAGTTACACCAGAACTCTTAATGTCGTTACCAAGGATTGGGATGAAGTGAGTCGTACTGCTGTTGCCACTGCGCCCCATATTATTTCGGTAATCAATGAGCACATTGCAGACGGTACATACGATGAAGTCATGGGTGCTGTTAATTACGAGCGACGCTTAGGGAATTTAAGAGGTATTTCTGATTTTGATGCGTATAAACAGATGGGAGATATTCTATACCCTTCTGGCAAACGTCCACCTGCTTCGATACCTCAAAAACCGTTAGCAGCTAATGTAGTGACAAAGCAGACTTCTGATTTGAAGGAGGCTGATCGGATAAAAAATAAGAAGGCAGCCGGACCCGTGAAAACTATTAAGACACCGGCTCGTCAAAACTATAATCCTTTGGCTCTATCAGATGAGGAGTTTGATAAATTTGATGTCAAACAATTCCAAACTCAAACTTAAAAGATAGGATTAAAATATTATGTCTGATGAAATGATGTACAACGACCCCATTGGCGGAACCGCTTCTGAGATTGGTTCTCAGCTAACTACTTACTATTACCAGAAAAAAGCTCTTATCGAGATGAAGAAAGAGCAGTTTTTCTCTCAGCTTGCTGATACTGTCAGTATGCCAAAAAATATGGGTAAGACCATTAAACGGTTTCACTATTTGCCCTTGCTGGATGATGCCAATATTAATGATCAGGGTATTGATGCCAATAGTGTTACTGCGGATAATGCTTATAAAGAAGCCGCTGTTGTTGTGACCATGGACGATGGAAGTATTCCTAATATTCCGCCCTACTTTGGAACCTCTGTCTCAAACAAAGTATATTTTACCGGTATTGGGGCTAATGATGCTGCTGCCGTAGCTGCTGCTGCTGAATCTGTTCGTCTATGGATAGTGGGCGATACTACAGGTGGTGGTCTAGGACTAGTAGCTAATGATGTTACAGCTGCCGAGCTTGCGATCACTGGAGCTGCTGGCGATGCATACGTTTTGGGATACAGATTTGCCAATAAAGCAGGTGTAACCCTTACTGGTGTTAATGGTCTTGGTACTGACCTTGAAGCTTCTGCAGTTCCCCATTCTGGTAATCTTTATGGTTCCAGTAAAGATATTGGTACGATTTCTGGTAAGCTGCCGACCCTTACTGAAACTGGTGGTCGTGTCAACCGGGTAGGTTTCAAACGTATTGAGCTTGAAGCCAATATTACCAAATATGGTTTCTTTGATGAATACACTCAAGAATCTCTGGACTTTGATTCTGATGCTGACCTTGAGATGCACATCAACCGTGAAATGCTTTTCGGTGCCAATGAGCTTACTGAAGATAAGCTTCAGATCGATTTGCTGAATGCGGCGGGTGTTGTTCGGTATGCGGGCGCTGCTACTTCTCTATCTGGTATGTCTGGTGTTGCTGCTACTCTGACAGAAGTAGATTATGATGATTTATCCAAGCTTTCTATTTCTCTGGACAATAACAGATGCCCGAAGCACACCAAAGTAATTACGGGTTCCCGGATGGTAGATACTAAAACCATTCCTTCTGCCCGGGTTATGTATATCGGATCTGAACTGCAGCCTACCATTGAAAGAATGACTGATTTCCACGCTCACCAGGCATTTATTCCGGTTCAGCAGTATGCTTCTGCCGGTACAATCCTCAATGGCGAGATCGGCACGATTGGTTCTTTCCGGGTCTGTGTTGTTCCTGAGATGATGCACCATGATGGTAGTAGCACTGTTGGAATTGCTGAAGATGTTAATGCTGGATACCGTGTCATGAATGGTAAGTATAATGCTTATCCAATGCTGGTTGTAGGTTCTGAGTCTTTCACCACTATTGGCTTCCAGACTAGTGGCAAATCTGTAAAATTTAAGATTTACCATAAAAAACCTGGTGAACAACAGGCCACTACGTCTGATCCTTACGGTGAGACTGGGTTTATGTCCATTAAATGGTATTACGGCTTTATGGCTCTTAGACCAGAAAGGATTGCAGTCCTTTGGTCTGTAGCCAGATGGTAGGATAAATTAGTTTAATATATTCAATGCCTCTCCTCGTAATTGGGGAGAGGCTTTTCTTCAATTAAAATACTAAAGGAAAGATGATGGCAGATTTGGATGACATGGATGCAGTAGAAGTAACCGATGAACTAACTCTTTTGAAACAAAGAGCGGATGTGATGGGAATTCAATACCATCCCTCCATTGGGGTAGAATCTTTAACAAAGAAAGTTGATGCTAAATTAAAACCAGATCTTGAGGATGAACCAAAAGCAAAACAGGATGCAGAAAACTCCTCCTCAGTAAAAAAATATTCTGTACAGGAGCTTATAGCCCTGCAACGTACTAAACTTAGGAACGAAGCCCTTAAACTGGTTCGAGTTCGGATAACTTGTATGAATCCAGATAAGAAATCCTGGCAAGGCGAGTTATTTGATATTGGTAATTCTGTTCTTGGTTCAGTTAAAAAATTTGTGCCTTTCAATGTGGATGCGGGTTATCATGTGCCTAACATTATTTATGAGCACATCAAACAGCGAAAATACCAAAAGCATTTTGAAGTCAAAACATCGAATGGCCGTAAAATAACAAAAAGCAGTCTGGTCCCGGAATTCGCTGTTGAGATGCTAGATCCACTTACGAAAACAGAACTTAAAGAATTGGCAGATCGCCAAATTCTTAATCATAGTATAGACGCATAGGATACGCTTATGGTAACGACCATTGATACAGTAGCCCTAAACAGCTCCGGTTCTACTTTAGCAGAACCTGATGTCACTCGTCTGACAACTAAAAGCCTTGAAGGAACGGGTGTTTTTGATGTGCTTATGGCAACTGCCAAACTGCATCTTACAGAGGAATACAATGCTGGGCGAATTACAGGACAGGAATACACCACGGTCTACTTAGGTGCCTTAACATCTGTTTTACAGCAGTCTGTGGCTTTCCTATTGAACCATCAACAGGAAGAAAAAATCATTGCTGAGATCGCTCTGGTTAGACAAAAAACTGTAACTGAATTGGCTCAAACAGATGATACCGTACCTGAAGGTTTAGGCTTCAATGGAACCACTGCTATTGAAGGTATAATTAAAAGCCAAAAAGATATTAATGCCCTGCAAGCTAGTCTGGTGGCTTCACAAATTGAAAAAGAAGATGCTCAGATTGATCTCATTATTCAACAGACAGTTACTGAACTTACCCAGACAGATGACTCTATTCCTTCTGGTTTTGGTTTAAACGGTTCTACGGCTGTAGAGGGTTTGATCAAAAGCAAGAAGGATCTTGAAGCACAGCAAATTGCCAATTCTATTAAACAGGGTACGTTAACTGATAAACAAATAGAAATTGCTGATACTCAACAAGCATTGACAGGCCAGCAGATTATTACTGAATTGGCTCAAACTGACAATACAATTAGTGTTGCTGCTAGTGCGTATGGTCTTAATGGATCATATGATATTGAGGGCTTAGTTGCCCTGCAGAAAGACAAAACAGCTTCTGAAATAGATCGTACTGCTGCTGAAGTCCTTTTAACAACACAAAAGACAGTCACGGAATTAGCACAAACGGATGATACTGCAAGTGCAGCCGGTGTTATCGGAGCACAGAAAGCCAAGTGGGAAGCAGATGCAGCTCACATGGAAAAACAAGCAGATCAGATCGATGCTGAAATTTTGTTAATTAATCAGAAAGTTGAAACAGAATCAGCACAGACGGATGACTTGTTCTGTGTTGGTGGTTTATTGAAAGAGCAGAAAGCTAAAATAGCTGCTGAAAAATCTCTAGTGTCACAGCAATTAGAAACAGAAAAAGCCCAGACAGTTGATGCTTCCTGTGCTGCTGGTCTGGTAAAGGTACAAAAAGACAAGGGAGCTGCTGAAGTAAGTCGGACCAATGCAGAAATTGAATTAATTGGTCAGAAATTAGATACAGAGAAAGCTCAAACTGTAGATGCTTACTGTGCTGAAGGTTTAGCAAAAGCTCAGAAAGACAAGACCGACGCTGAAGTAATTCTATTGGCTCAAAAAGCAAACAGTGAACTTGCCCAAACCGGAACTACTATGCAGACAGGTGCTCCCTACTTAAATGCATCTTCTACCTTAGATGGTGTTCTTAAAAAACAAATGACTTTGTATGAGAACCAAGCCAATGGCTTTATACGAGATGCTGAGCAGAAAGTAGCTACGATTATGGTGGATTTTATGGCCGTAGCTTTGAATGGTGATCCGTCATTAGAATACGCTCCA